GTTTGGACGTTTTCCATCATGCTGTGGTACTCTTTCAACCACGTGTCAAGAAGGTCAACGATTGGTTTGAATTCGTCAGGATGGGGTTTTTGAAGAACGGTTGCGTAAATGGCTTGGAAAGCCATCGACGCTATCTTCATAACCCCTTGGACACAACTTAACATTGTGTTCATCGAGCCGAGATAGGTTTGCACCTTCTCTTTTCGATGATGATCCAACCTGACGTTTTCGGGGGGCTTGAGGCTAAAAGTGTGGCAAAGAAGCATGATACAAGTGTACCACACACTCTCTTCCAACTCATCACCTCCATGGGCTCGGACGTTTGGCGCGGTTAGGTAAGATACCAAATCGCCGAGTGAGGACATGAGTCGTTGGAAGTTCAATGCCGCAGAGACAACACCTAGACCAGCTAGGAGTTGTGCACCTGCAAACATTTTCGCTTCAAAATTGGGGGCACGCACAATCGATACAATTCCTGTCAAAAGAACAAGAACTCTATCAATCATGTGGGGGGCTGCATCTGCGAACGTGGTTTGAACCACGTCCAACAGGTGTTTGATGTCATTCGTTGAGGACGAAATGGCATCTGTGAAAGTGTCAACGGAGCGGGTTATAGAATCCGCAAGTACGTCAACGGAACGTTCGACTCGATCGCCGAACGTGTTTAGTGAATTGGTGGCATTAGTTGCCATCATTTCAGCACGATCAGAGAAGTCCATTTGCATGGGCACTCTGAACATATGTGCTGATGGCCGGTCCTTCGATGCGAAGGCATGGGCCATATTCACCATTTCTGGGGTAGAAATTTCGGGATGTGACAAAGACAGTGCGAGTCCGTAAAGAGCGGATTCGATATCTTTAAACACTATCCCTACTGGGGGAGGTTGTGGATTGGCACCCACAACTGGGTCTGGTAACGTGGAGAGGGTTGAACCCTCAGCAACACGAACCACCATGCCGGACGGGGCCATATGCGCAGTGAGGCGCATAAGCTCCCGCCAAGGGGCATGGGTGTAACTTGGGTCAGTGAGCTCAGCTAACAAAAGCCGAACTCGATTGGCGCGCTCAGTGAACCACGTAAGTGGCACTCTGGGCGCGTCTGGGAAAAATGACCCATAGTGATTGGGCATGGCAAGGGCGGCTGGAACGCCGTCCATGTCACGCCAATCAGATGGAGGAGGGGGGCGATCATCAATGATGTGTGCTTTACAGCGCACACCATCTCGATCGTTGATGTTTGTGAAAAAGGTTT